CTGCATCGCGCACGCGAACTCAACGCAAACGAAAAAACGCCCGTATCGGCTGGCACCGATACGGACGCACAAGGGTAAATCAAATCTGCCGTGATTGTATCACGGAACAGGAGGAAAAGCAATGAAGATATTGAGCCTGACGCTCGAGAGCTTCCGCGGCATCAAGAACCTCACCGTAGATTTTGACGGTAAGGATGCGGACATCTACGGCGCCAACGGGACGGGCAAGACCACCATCGCAAACGCGATCTGCTGGCTTCTCATTGACCGCCCCGCGACTGAGGAGGCGGATTTCGATCCCAAGACCACCGGGGCGCACAACCTGCACCACAAGGCAAGCATGGAGGTGGAACTGCCGGATGGGCAGAGAATCACCTTTGCCAAGGACTTCTATGAGAAATGGACGCGAAAGCGCGGCGCTGCGGCAGAGGAGTTCACGGGCAACATCACCGACTACTATGTGGACGGCGTTAAGTCCAAAAAGAAGGAGTACACGGAAATCCTCGAGAACGCCTGCGGCATTGACCTTGAAAAGGTCAAGATGCTCATGGTGCTCGGATATTTCGTCGACACGATGAAGACCGAGGACAAGCGGCGCATCCTCTTTGAGATGGCGGGAGAGTTTACCGACGCGGATGTGATCGCGCAGAACGAGGAGCTCAAAGACTTCGAACAATTCCTCGCGATGGCTAGAACCGACGACAAGTACTACACCATCGACCAGTGGAAAAAGATCGCTACAGAACAACGGAGCAAGCTGAACAAGGAGCTGGAGCTCATCCCAACGCGCATTGACGAGGCGAGCAAAAGCATTGCCGAGACCGTCGAGGATGCAGAGGCACTGAATGCCGAACTCCAGCGCTTGGAGGAGAAGAAAACTGCCGCAGAGGAGAAGAAGCGCGATCTCAACAGCAAAGACGGGACACAGGAGGCGATACGCGCGGCGATTGCGGGGCTTGAGGTTGACCTTGCGACAAAGCGTGCCGCCCACATCGAACTGGAAGCGTCAGCGAATCGGGAAGCCAATGCGATCATTGACGGCATGACCGCAGACAAACGCAGCGTGCAAGACAAGCTCGACGCTCTCAAGCGCAAACATCAAAACAACCTCCGAGAGCTTTCCCGCATGCAGGAGCAGCGTAAGGCGCTCATGGAGGAATACGCAGCAGTACAGGCGCGACAGTGGGATGCGGACGCGGAGATGTGCCCGACCTGCCATCAGACGCTTCCGGCCGAAAAGATTGAGGAGCTGCGCGCATCATTCAACGAAGAGAAATCTTCGGCGAAAGAGGACATCAACCGCCGGGGGCAAGCATGCAGCAAGGACAAGATCGACGCGTGTGCCGCAGAGATCGAGACACAGGCGGCAGACATTGCTGCGATGGAACACCAAATCAGGGAGAAGGAGGAACTCATCGGCGAGTGGCTGGCAAAGCTCGCGACGCCGCCCCCCTTCGAGGAGACGGCGGAATACAAAGAGATCACCGCCCGCATGGAGGAGATGCGTGATCGTCTGCGCCTCGGACAGAGCACGGCAGCCGGCATGATGAGCTCCTACGACAGAGACATCCGGGAGGTCAAGGATGAGATCGCAGCGGTCAACCTGCGCATTGCAAAGGCACAGTCCTCCGAGGATAGCCGGAAACGCGTCGGGGAGCTCAAGCAGGAGCTCAAACATGCGGCGGAGCAGATGGAATACATCGAGCATGGGCTTCACCTCTGCGAAGAGTTCGTCCGGACAAAGGCGCGGATGGTCACGGACAGCATCAATGAGCACTTCCGCTATGTGCGGTTTGTACTCTTCCGCAACCAAATCAACGGCGGATTGCGTGAGATTTGCGAGCCGACCATCCAAAATAAAGCCGGGGAGTGGGTCGAATACCGCAGCGTCAACTACGCGGCGCAGATCAACGCCAAGCTCGACATCGTGAGCACGCTCGCCAGACACTACGGCGTCCGGCTTCCCGTCATCATGGATCAGGGCGAGAGCGTCAGCGAGCCGCTCACAGTCGACGAACAGCTCATCCGCCTCATCGTATCCCCCGCGGATACGGACATCAGAGTACAGGTCAAGGCATAAGGAGGACAACATCATGTCGCAGGCAGTAGCAACACGCAATGGTGCGAATGTCGCCACTATCGAGAACTGGGTCGAGAACGAGAACATCAAGAAGAAATTTCAGGAGGTGCTCGACAAGGGCGCAGGGGCATTTGTGACGAGCCTTCTCAGTCTCGTCAAGTCCAGCCCGCAGCTCACTGCGGCAGACCCGAAGACCGTTATCAGCGCGGCGATGACGGCAGCAACCCTCAAGCTCCCCATCAACCCGAACCTCGGGTTTGCCTACATCATCCCCTACGGGAAAGAGGCACAGTTTCAAATGGGCTGGAAGGGATACGTCCAGCTTGCCATGCGTACCGGGCAGTACAAGACCATCAACGCCGCAGTCGTCTACGAGGGGCAGATTAAGGACATCGACTTCATCACCGGTGAGATCGTCCGCGGCAAGAAAAAGAGCGACAAGGTCGTCGGCTACGTCGCCTATTTCGAGCTCATCAACGGATTTTCCAAGACCGTCTACATGAGCTCCGAGGACATGCTGCGGCACGCGCAGACACACTCAAAGAGCTTCTCCAGCTCCTCGAGTGTGTGGAAGACGAACTTTGACGCGATGGGGCTCAAGACCGTGATCAAGCAGCTCATCAGCAAATACGGCATCATGAGCATCGACATGCAGGGAGAAGCACTCTCTACGGCAATTAGCGCGGACGGGGACTATGAGCGCACGATTGAACAGAATATCACGCCGCTGGAGACGGCGGTAGAAGCGCAGACGATCGACGCAGAGCCGCAGGAAGCGCATGAGAATGTACCGGAGGAAGCCCCTGCGGAGCCGGGCGACGATCCGTATGACGGCATGGCGTTCTGACCGTGGACATCAAGGTTATCGCGTCCGGGAGCAGCGGCAACGCCTATCTCATTGGGGATGGCAAGACCCGCCTGCTCCTTGACGCAGGCATATCCTTCAAGCGGATTCAGGTCGGCAGCGGCTTTCAGACAAGCAGTATTGATGCGTGTCTCGTGACACACCGTCACGGCGACCATGCCATGGCAATCCCAAAACTCTTGCAACGCGGCATCCCGGTTTATAGCAACGCTGATGTTGCAGGGCTCCACAAAGGAGTACAGTCGGTAGCCGCGTTGAAGGAATTTACCGTCGACACGCTCCGTATCCTGCCGTTTGAGGCAGAGCACGACGCGGAATGCTACGGGTATCAAGTGACATCGACGGTAACGGGCGAAAAGCTAGTCTATATTACCGACAGCGCGTACGTCAAGTACACGTTTTCCGGCTTGACGCATATCATGATCGAGGCGAACTACGCGCAGGAGATCATCATCGACAATGCGCGAAAGGAACGTATCCCGCTCTATCTAGCCGAGCGCGTCATAGAGACGCATATGAGCATTGAGACGCTGCTCGAGCTCCTGCGAGCAAACGATATGAGCAAGGTGCGGCAGATTTATCTCCTGCATCTCTCGGACATGAGCAGCGATGCGGAGCGGTTCAAGAAGCTGGTGCGGCAGGAAACGGGCGCAGAGGTTTATATCGCATAAGGAGGACATCATGAAAGCAGAAGAATTTCTTGCAATGTATGATGCGGGGAAAAAGTTCAGCGAATGCCAAATTGCCGATATGGCTTTTGATTTTCAAGTGGAACATGAGGAGTATGGTGATCGTCATCGGTGGCAATTGGATGTGACCACCTACATTAACGTGGAAGGACGTGTATTTCGCGTCGATTGGCTGCGCGGTCTGACCGAGAATCAGGAAAACGAATATCCCAATCAGCCTGTTGAGGTGCGGAAAAAGACCTATCAGAAAACGATCACGGTCACAGAATACGAACCTGTCAAATGATCCTCATCGGACACGTCGTCAAAGAAGCGGAGGGGGGCGCAATGGTCTACGTCCCCTATCCCGCAGGACAGAGAAAGCCCGAGGGCTGTCACGAAAGCGTCGGTGTGGAGTTCGTGGACAAACGTAGGATCAGCGCAAAGCAGCGAAAGAAAGCATACGTCCTCATCTCCTACATCGCCGCATGGTGGGGGTATACGCCCGTTGAGGCGATGAAGGAAATGCTCAAGCTCATGTTCGTGGGAGAGGCGGAAACGCTCAGAAGGACATTCTCGCTCTCGGACTGCGACATGACGACGGCACGGCTTTTCATCACGTATCTCATTGACTTTTGTCTGCTTCACGGCGTGGACGTGGGAGAACCGCTCTACGCGCTCGCCGAGGACATCCCTCGCTATGTGTGGGCGTGCCTCATGAACAGGCGGTGTGCGGTCTGCGGCAGACACGCAGACCTGCATCATGTCGATGTTGTGGGGATGGGGCGTGACCGCAAAGAGATTTGTCACATCGGGATGCGTGCGCTTCCCCTTTGCAGGGAACATCACACAGAAATTCACCGCATAGGACATGAGACGTTTTTGCGGCGATACATCCTAGAGCCCGTACGAGTGGATGAACGGATCGCGGACGTCTACAAGCTGAGGAAGGAGTGAGATGATGAAATTCGAGATTGAATCAAAATTCAACATCGGAGATGTGATTGGCACCCGGAATCAGAAGGGCGTTGTCGTAGACATTAAGCTCATCAGTCATACGACACATCAGCCCTCGTATTTGGTCGAACTTGAAAACGGAACGCGTAAATGGTGGAACGAGTCCGTGATTGAGCGTAAGTTTGATAACCATGATGTAATCATAGGATTTTTTGATTTTTATGGAAAACCTGCACCGCTCTCTAAAGAAGCGGTGCGAGCAATAAACGAATTGTTTGAGGATTTGGCTGCAGAAGAAGCATAAAGAAAGGGAACGCTATGAGCGACAAGCGTTTTTACTGGATCAAGGTCAAGAACGATTTTTTTGACCTCCCCGAAATTGACTGGCTGCAAGACCAAGAAAACGGCTGTCAATATATCGTCCTATATCAAAAGCTGTGCCTTCTCACGGCAAACAGCGCGGGAGAGCTTGTACGTAAGGTAGGCGATATGATCATCCCCTATGACGTCAAGAAGATCGCCGAAATGACGCGGTTTGACTTTGATACCGTGGCGGTTGCCGTGTCTCTTTACAAAAAAATCGGGCTGGTTATCGAGCGCGAGGACGGCGTTCTCGTCATCGCAAATATCGGCGAGATGGTCGGCAGCGAAACACGGTGGGCAGAGAAAAAGAGATTGCAGCGGGAACAAAAGAAAGCCTTGCCCGCGCAGACCACAGAGGAAAATGAGGACAAAAAAGGACACGAAGGGGACAATGTCCCCTCAGATGTCCCCGACAATAAGGGGACAAACGCGCCTACTTTGTCCGACAAGAGATCAGAGTACAGAGATCAGAGTATAGAGTTTAGAGATCAGAGTAAGAGTACAGAGAATAAACAGCAGCAGCTACCGCGCGCGCGTGTGCGCGAGGGGGAAGTGTGCAAAATATCAGAGGCGTCCAATTCGCTGTGTCCGCACTCTCGGGACAAGCCGGATGATGATTTCGGAGAAGTGATGCGTACGTTCGCGGACAACATCCATCCCGTTACGGGAGCGATAGAGGCGGATAAACTCGCTGACCTCTACGACACCTACGGGTCAAAATGGGTCATCGCCGCAATCACGGAGGCGGTAGAGTGTGGCGGACGGAATCTCCGCTACATCTCGGCAATCCTCGAACGGTGGCAAAGAGACGGCTTCAAAGCACAGCGAAAAACGAAAGGAGCGGTACAAGGTGGAACAGGCGAAGGAGATCATAGCGCGGATGTCTCCGCAGCTGAAACTCCGTGGATACAGCAGCTCAGAGAGTGGGAGGAGCGAAAACGCAACTCCCCGCGTCCGTGGGACGTACAACCTCCCGCAGGAGGTAATCGAGATGCACCGGGAGGAGATCATACAGATCGAGGACGAGCGGGATAGGTGTGCCGGCTGCGCGGGGACATGTTACAAGACAGGATCGGCGCAGGGGATGATCCCCGTCATCACGGATGAGTACGGCCGCTATGGTGTGAGCTATACCGTCTGCGACGTGGAGCGGCGACGGCGCGAAAAAGTACGGCTCGACCGCCTCTTTCAGGCGGCTCACGTACCGAAACGGTACCGCAATCTCGGCTTTGAGGACTACCGCGTCACACAGCGCAACAAAGAGGCGGTGAAGGCTGCGCGATGGATGGTAACGGCAGAGAGCGGCGGCTTGCTCCTGCATGGTGGACGTGGGGCGGGAAAGACGATGCTCGCGGCTATCATTGCGAACGAGCGGGCAAAGAGCGGCAAGAACGTCCTCTTTGCCAGTGCGATTGACCTCCTCGCCGACATCAAGGCAACGTTCGGAAAAGGGACGACGCAGGAGGTAACGCAAGCGATACGGACAGCGCCGATGCTAGTGCTCGACGACCTCGGGACAGAGCGCATGTCCTCATGGGTCGGAGAGCAACTTTTCGGGATATTCAACCATCGCTACAACGAGGATTTGCCGACGATTGTCACTTCGAACTTTGCGCCCGAGGAGCTCAGCAAGCACCTCTCGGAGACAGACCCGAAGAAACGGGAAAAAGACATCATGGGGGAGCGCATCGTGAGCCGCATTTGCGGCATGTGCGAACCAATCCGCATGGACAGCCTCGATTGGCGGATGAAAGGAGTGTGCTGAGATGACAGAGGTTGATATGACAAAGCCGCAGCCGTGTACGATGTTTGACGTTGCGGATGGTGAGGCGTGGGCAAAGGAACTGGGCAAGCACATGTATGATGTCGTTAGAGACGTGATATACATGGATCAGTTTTTTGATTGTATAGAGCGTGCGGATGAAGAGGCTCTCGCCGAAAAACTCACGAATGTTATAACCGTTTGCACCTCATGGCTTCATGCGCTCGGCTACGACGAATATCTGCGCGGCGAGGTGCAAAAGCGCGTGAATGAGAAGAACAAGAAACGCGGGTACGTCTGATGGGGATAGTTCGTGATGATCTCGAAGTCACTACCGTTGTTCCGGTAGAGGAGTGTTGTTACATCTGCAGAGAAGGTATCGCCGAATTTGAGTGTGATATGCCAAGGATGTACGCTCAGGCGATTACGACTTTTCATGACAGACATTCCGAAATGGGGGAAGGGGTTCTCTACTGCAACAGGAAGATGTGCAAGAAGTGCGCTGTTGAGGTAAATCCTGGCATTCATTTTTGCGTAAGATGTGCTAGGGAACTGAAAAGCAAATTGGCAAATATGTCCTTGTGAGGAGGCGGCGACATGGACGAATATCTGATGGACATGAATGCTTTTATCAAAGAGCGGGATATGGCGCTAATATCCCTTGTGGTATACGGACAAGCGAAAAAGTTGAAAAAATATGCGCGGAAATATGGTATTGCTTTTCCCAAAGACAAAAACGTACTCATGGCAGGTGCCTGTAAAGCGTTGCTTGGCAGTACATCGCCATACATCAAACAACCCCATAAGGACAAGGCTATATGGTGGTTGTTGCAACATGGGATGAGGCCATGGATTGAGTAAGGAGGCGGCGACATGGACGAATACATCCCCTGCAAAAAGCCCGACCCGACGGCACGCACGGCGGTATGGCGCGCAGATAAAAAGAGCCGGAAGAGGGGCAATAAATACGGCGCAAAAAAAACAACGGTATACGGACACATGTTTGACAGCAAGCGCGAGGCAGAATATTACCTCGAGCTGCTCGACCTCAAGCGTCGGGGCGAGGTGGTATCAATCACGCTGCAACCGTCCTTTGAGCTCCTTGAGGGGTTCGTGGACAACGCAGGGTACAAGCAGCTCCCGATTACTTACACACCCGATTTCCTCGTGCGGTACGCGGACGGGCATACTGAGGTCGTCGAGGTAAAGGGCATGAAGACGCGTGACTACATACTGCGGAAGAAGCTCTTTCTGTACAAGATGCGAGAGAGCGGGATCATTTTCCGAGAGGTGCGGTGATGGCAAGACGGAAGAAACGTCTCGCATGGGTGATTTACCTGGACTACTGGGGCACAGAGCATGCAATCATGAGACGCAAGGATGGACTGTACGGGATGTTTGAACGTAAGCGCGGAGAGATAGAATTTGCGCCGCGTCTCGTCGAGAAGTTTGAACCATCTCGGCGTCTGCAACAGAAACGGCTTGATAAATTGGCGTGCCGTCTCGGTTGGGGACGGAGGGGAGTGATCAGCGATGCAGTATGAGGACGCACGCGGCGCAGTCTACTACGTCGAATACATCGGGCGGAGCCGTTGGGGGATTTGTCGGGACACGGAGGGCGAGAGCGGGCAGATGTGCGAGTATCCCTTTATCTCAGGACTTGCGGCGCAGATGGAGCTTGACGAAATGGCGAAGCGGTACGGATGGCACGTGAAGGAGGACGCATGATGTACGAGGATGAAGTCGGTACCGTGTACTATGCGGGCAGGATCGCGCACGGGCGATACATGCTGTACTACAAGGGCGAGGATGATGTGCTCGGTCATATCTACGCAGGTCCCTATGATACCAAAGAGAGCGCGCTCGAATCCCTCGCCGATCGGGCGCACGCGTACGGATGGAGAAAGGCGGGGCGGTGATGCGGTACAAGGACGCGCACGGC